TATAGCATTTGGCACTCCATAGTAATCAGACTTGGGATAAAAATTCTTATAGTATATGAGCTCATTTGCACCTTCAACATTAGAAAAGTTTCCTTCTTTACCATCAACAGGAGATATGCCTTTCTCAAGTCCAAACTTCTTAAACCATACCTTTTTGTTATTACGTGTCTGACAATACTTCTCTTTGGAAGAATGAACTCTTAAAGTATGAGCAGGCACATGATAAAGTTCAACAACATCTCCCTTATTATCACGAACTACCTCTATACCAAACCATCCAATAGCACCCCAATCAACTAAAAGCTTCTTAAATATGGCTCTTAAAGTTTCTTCAGAATTAGGTTTCTTTATGGTTATTTCCAATTGCTCTAGTTCTTTTTTGTTTTCTTTCTTGCCTTCTAGCAGTTGAAAATTCCATCCAAGTCCTGCAACGTCAATTGCAATTTGGTTCACACATCGAAAGAAGATAGGATTAGATTCATAAAGTGTAAGTAGCAAATCAGGAGTATAAGGAGGTGGTATCAAATCCTGCTCAGTCATCCACTTACTTGTCACTTTAATTTGTTTAGATGCTTTCTTCATTTCCATTTTTTGGAGAGCACTAAATGGAAACATCCCTTTCGAAGTCTGTATATATACTTTACCTTTTTTCTTGGTCATTAGTTTGGCCTACCCATTGGAACAAGTAACTTTTTATTTGGAATCGTAATATTTTGATTCTGTGGAGATGCCATTATAACAACAGCAACTTTTTTGGATTTTATACTAATGTCTGGTTGTTGTAAATCCGAAGAGGATATATAATCCGACAAATTTAACCAGTATTTTTCAGGATTTGGGTCCTTGATATCAGCACGAATTCGTTTTACAATATCTTGTGCATCTTCTTCTAGTACCATCACTACAAATTGCTGACCACCATCACATAACAATGTTATTTGCTTAGCCACTTTTTATCTCCTTTTCTGCTTCTCTTATAACAACTCCTAAATGTTTTGGTAGATCAATTTTCAGTATTTTTTCATCTCCATAACATTCATAGTATATTTTCACAATATTATCACAATCAATGTCAATAATCATTCTTCTACAATTATCAGGTAAAAGACCTTCACTTGTCAATGCTTTAATAAGTTCTGAGTTATGTCCAGTAATTACTTGGCTCATTCTTCGTTCTCCTTACAACTAAGCTGCATAAACATTTCCTCTTTTACCGGGATTCTCCACAGAATAAATAATATACCTTATAGTGTCAGTAGTATGATCATTTTTTGGTACTGGTATATCTGCTGGATTTCTGGATTTACTACCTGTCGGATAATGATAGCTAGACATCTCTCTGCAAGTATGTTTGCATGTGTTAAAAATAAATAAACTTGGTTGACCATTTTCTTTTACCTTAAGTTTGCTCTGTACTACTTCTATTCCTTTTGCAACACTTTTTCTAGCAGGTCTAGTAATGATACCCGCTTTACGCAATTCATTACGATCTCCTGCATTTTCTGGATCTGCCCATGTTGCTGTATAATTTATACCATCACTAAAATGCTTGATAGCGTTGATATGCTCACCAATACCTGTTTTTGCCTTATAGTATTCCTGATAGATATACCAATTTTCATCCTTATCTCTTGCTGCCCATAAACAAACGAAAGGATTAGTAAAACCAAAATCAACCCCTCTGTACCTTATCCACTCTTCTGGTATCTTAAATGGTTTTACAACATGTATACTACGATTAAAAGTTTTATATACTGCTCCATAGAATGAAGCAAACTTACCTTGAATACGTGTGGCTTGAACTTCTTCTGGCCATTCAGCAATCATAGCATCAATTCTCTCATCAGAGATATAACCACCTTTACTGATACGATTAGAATTCAAGTCAGCATAGAAAACCTCATCAGTACCAGGTAGATCTTCAATTCTCTCTTCCAGAAAAGGTTGTGGTATAATAGGAGTCATACTCCAAGAAAGAATTCCCTCTTTTTTCATCAACCTAGCTTGCATCTCTTCAAAAATACCTTGAAAATCATGATGGCATTGTTCATCACAGTGTATTGAATCTATTTTACGTCCTTGAAATAATTCTCTACCTTGATTGAATGCCTTGAATTCTATCACATGTCCATTTTTAAGAAATATTTTTTTTGGTACTCTATCTTGCCCATAGATAATATTAAAAATATGATGTTGTGGAATGAACTTCTTCAAATTGTCTGCCCATAAGATATCTCGAACTTGCTCCCAACTTTCTATTGCTGCCCAATGAATACCTTTTGGAGTACTCTTGAAAGGATGAACATCCAATGCTAGTTGAGCTAAATCCATCATATTGGTATGCGTCTTACCAGATTGATTTCCCCCAAAAAACCATCTTGTATCAGCTTGTGATACATGAAAATCTCTTTGCAAATCATCCAAAGGTTCATAAAGAGCTAACTCTTCACCAAGCCATTTTATCTCAAGTGTGGATAGCATTACCTATTCCTGCTCCAATTGCCCAAGTACATTATTCTTGGTAGTTACATTTTCACCAGCAGTATTTTTCATTGTCTTTGCCATCAAAACAGTTTCAGTACCCTCTTCCTTATAGTCAACAACCCAAGGAGTTTCTCCTGTATCAATTACTTTATCTGCACGTATCAACTTTTTGACATCATCTGCCAGATTAGCCTGCCAATCGATTGTAGCTGGAAGTGTGGTATCACTATCATGAGTAATAATAACAGCACCTCCAATAGCACCAACAGCAAAAGCAGCATCAGGTGTATCTACTCGATAATAACCTTGTCCAATTTCGAGAGCTTTGTTGTTTGCATGCGCATCAGTCAATGCCGATAAAGCTGTAAGATTTGTATTGCCTGCAATCGTCACATCATTGTCAGTTTCAACTCGAATATAATCTATGTTCAGGTCTGTTACTGTAATACCAGTTTCTAATGCACCAGTTGTAGCGTTATACAGCTTGAATATTAAGCTTACATTTGTACTCCCCAGAGCTATAAATATTGCACCATCATTCATTGCTATCTAACTCCTAACAAGCTTTTTCGCAACCATGCACCCATGCTTGTAAAACCACTATTGATTGTTGACTTACCGGTATTAAGACAAGGTGAAGTTGGTTTCAACCTGTAATCTCCACCACTGGCATCTACAAATAAAGGATTGCTGGTTATATCATTTGGACCTACTGGCCAACCAAATTGATAATTGGTACTTCCATTGTAAACACAATTATAATCACTATACAATACAGCACCTTTTGTATATCTCAAATTTGGATTTGAGCCATCACCATTGATTATACAATTGAGAACGATTGTCGTTGTTTCATCTTTTTCATTATAAACAGCTCCCTGGTCGGTACTTGGTGCAAGCATGACACAGTTCATTAAACAAGCATAACTTTGTAATTGAATCCTGCTCATTGTACAATTTATAGCCACAAAACTCGCCACCAAAGATGAATCAGTATACAATACATTAAACTTAGAATTTATAGCCATTAAAATACCATGACTTAGTTTTGTGAATGAACCACCCACATTCGAAAAATCGCAATCCAGTATAAGAATACCAGCAACAGTATGAGCTAAATCAGTGTGAGCAGCTTGTTTAGTTGATACTTGTCTGCCAGTACCACTTGTCTTACAGTTTCTCAAAACAATGTTACGAATACTGTTGGCTCGAAAATCCCACATATAATAACTATCGCTGTTGGTTATGTTAGCAATTTCAATATTACGAAATTCGTGATTTGCTTCACTTGCTCCAAATACAAATAAAGATTGCCCAGCAGCAGTTGGGTCATAAGTAACGAAATCTGTACCAGTATAATCAGAGTCAGCAGGGTCATAAGCAATATCACCAGGAACAGTTTCAAATCCCTCTACAATAACCATTGCTTTTCTTGTATATGAACTACCAGCATTGGCATCAACATCAACTTCAGCACCAAGTGATTCCTCATTTTTATTGGTATAGATAAGACGCTGATAATAATTACCATCATTCCCAGCCGTTACTGTTTCATCAAGAGCACTTTGAATACCATCAAAAGCTCCGCCAGCTTTTACTACACCATCAGCTTGATTTAATGTATAAATTCTATCAAGAATTAAGTAATCAGCATGAACAACAAGAACTTCACTTCTTTCTGCACCATAAGCTGTAGCTGAAAAATACACTATCGTTCCAGCTACAACACTTCCAAACTGACCGTTCTTTGTTACCTTAATACATTTCTCTAAAGGCTCGTCCCTATATTGAGTACTACTTTCTGTAACTGCAACTGAAGTTTCATCTGCAACCGGTGCTCCTGTTGTAGTGTTCAAAAAATCACTCATTGAGCCAGAAGCATCCCACGCAGTCTGTGTACAACCTCCTCCAGCATTAGCATCACCTGCACTGCCTGTTATAAAATGAATACTGTCTTCAAGCACCTGCATACTCATTAGACGCTTACCTCATCAATTGTTTGCGGAATACCCTCAGGCCAAAAAATAATAGCTCGCTTACCACAGATGTTCTTAAATTCTACTTCATAATTCGGAAATCTCTTTTTCACTTCAAATCTGGATTCATTATCGAACTCCTTAACTAAAAATTCCATATCAGTTTGACCTTGTTGTAACTGAGCACGTTTTAATAATTTGCCTTTGAAAATTCTAAAGCGTGTTCCTGATACATTAAAATCTGGAATTATATCTTGCGCTTGTAAGTGAGTTAAATCGTTGATTTGTTTTTCGGTCATCTGTGCAGTATCAACAGCTTGTTCAATCTTCAGATAAGGATCAACCATTTTTATATCTTTCTCGAAGTTCTTCTTGAATAGCTTTAGCAAGATCATCATCCATAGAACCTTCAA